TGCTCTTGAGTACCTGCATCAGACATATCTAAGTCACTGTAATTTACCTCACCATATATCTGCATTACATCTTGAATTGAACCTCCATTCTGTACTACATCATATAGCATTGCAAGTTGTTCATTCTCTTGAAAGAGAGAATTAACTCTTGCATTTACAGTATCTTCAAGGAGTTCTTCAATACCACTTTCAGTAGCATCATACTCCTTGTCATCATCTGCAAACAAAACTCCTTTTTCTACTAGATCCTCCATAAGAATCTGGTAAGGAGTTTTATCCTCATCACTTATCTCTTCCCCACTCTCCTCTTCATAAGAATCTTCTTCTTGAGAATCTTCATCAAAGGTTTCTTCCTCCTCTACATCTGTCTCTTCAGTTGTAGGTTTTTTGTTTTCTAATTCTTCTTCTACAAAGTCTCCAAACATGTTGTTCTAATTTTAAATTGTTATACGTTGTTTATTATACTCTCTAATATTATTTATTAGAGTTTTATTTAAATTTTAAATTTTTAGTTAAATTTTTAAACTCTAGTTCTCTAGCTTTAGCTTCTTTTAATGCTTGCGCATCTCCTAAACCTCTTGTTTTATTTCTTTCAAAAGCAGATTGTTTTTGAGATATTTTATATAATTGTCTATTAATATTATCTATATCCCCTACTAGTTTAGAATTAGAAGAAGATCTAAATGGTCCAAATCCTGGAACATTAGATCTTAAATCTGCTAATTCTTTTTTCTTAGCCATAATAGCTTTTGAATTAAATTCAGATACTGTAGTTTTATTAGTAGAACTTTCTTGAGTATTAGTATTAACTTGTTTATTATTTCTTGGTTTTATTTCTTCTTTTTTAGAAGTAACAACAGTTCCTTTAGCCCCTACAAAAGGAGTTTTAGTTGTTCCAAAGTTTTTACCTAATGTTGGTTTTCTTGATTCATAAACATCTTTATAATAAGTATCAGGTTTATTACCTTTAGCAGCCATTCTAGCAGATTGAGATATTTGTGATTTATTAGCACCAGCATATTCACCAATACCTTCTACAGTAAATTTATTACCAGAAGCTATACCTGCTCTATATTGTTTTTGTTGAGCAGGAGTCATTTGTTTAAAAGATACTAAACCAGCTCTATTAGGAGTCATTGTTTTCTTAAATGCTTCACTACTCATAGACTTCTTAACTATATCATCTAAGAAAGGAGTGCCTTTTTTAGGTTCTTGATTAATTGGTCCTACAAATGCAGGTTCAGTATAAGTAATAGGAGCTCTAGCTAAAGTCTCAAGTCTTTTATTCTCTGCTTTTCTTTCTCTCCTAGAAGGTTTATCAATAGCTACTTTATTAAGTTTAGGAGTTGGTAAACTTTGTTGAGGAAGTTTAAAAGAAACTTGTCTTGAAGGAATAAGACTAGGAGGAGTACTTTTTCTAATAGGTGTTGATACTCCTAAATCTTGTAACTGTTGTTCTCTTGCATTAAACTCTTCTTCATCTATTGCACCTATAATATTAGGATTATTCTTATTAGCTTCATTATATTTTCTCATAAGATCAGCAGCTTCTTTTCTAGTAGGACCTGCAACAGCATTATCTGTACCTTCTTGGTATTTAATTAGTTTACTACCTTTCTTATAAGGTCTTCCTGTAGGATCTTGTTTTTTATTAGCATTAATGAGCATAGCAATATTAGTTCCAAGAGAACTTATAGCACCTCCATAGTTTCCCATAAAAGCTCCTGCCTTATCTCCAAAAGATGGTCCTTTTACTGCAGCTTTTTGTGTATTAGCAACTTGTGAAATATTACCAGTAGTAGGAAGAGATCCAGTAGGAATAGTACTTGGGGAAGTAGTTGTCATTTGTTTAAGTCCTGCATTTGCAGGATTAACCATACCAGAACCTCCTCCTGAAAAGGCACTTTTAAAACCACTTCCTGCTAGTGATTCTATTCCTATTTGATATTTTTTAATACCTTTCTTATTCATAGTCTATTAAAGGTTTTGCATAATCTTATATTGTGCATTAGAGAGAGACTTATGAATCTCTGCAAATACAGGATTTAATTGTTCCCCATACATAGTTCTAAATATAGAAGCTAACTCTGCAAGTTTAGCTACAACTTCTTCTTTATTAAAGGAGGGAGATAACTTAACTTCTTCTACAGGTTCTACTACAGGAGTTACTTCTTCTACTACAGGAGCAAGAGTTTCTACTACCTCAGATACTTTAACTTCTACTTTCTCTACTTCTTTCTTTACTGAATTAGGCATATTTTATGTTTTTAATTTTATACGTTATTTACTTTTAGGCTTGTACTTAAGAGCTTTCTTCTTAACAGCTATCTCTTCTTTCTTAAGGGCAAGTTTTTGTTGTTCTAACCTCATCTTATCAGCATGAACTCTATTCTGTTGAGAGTTTTCTCTATTCTGCATTTCTTGTTGAGTTTGCATCTTAGTTTTCTCAAGTTCCATTTTTTGTTGTTTCTCAACTTGCTCAAACTGTTGCTTAGATTGTTGTAAGGAAAGTTTAGTAGCTTCCATTACATCAGGTATAGAGTTCTGATTAACATCAGGATTACTCATACCAACATTACCAAGTGCTCTAATCTCAGCTTCTCTAAGTCTAGCTTCTCTATCTAGTTGTCTCTGAGCATCATCTCTATCCATCTTCTCTCTAGCAAGTGTTTCATTACTTTGAATTTGCTGTTGTTGAGTAGCAGATTGTTGTTCCTGCATCTTCATCTTTCTCTCCTCAGATGCTTTAATAGAGGACTCTACTTCAGAGATTGAGTTAGATTTTAATAAAGTAACAAAGTTAGAGAACTGTAGAGTACCAGAGGAGATACCTTCTTTAGCAAGCCCCTTAAGTTGTTCTAAGACAGCATTATCTTTAATACTATCAGATACATATAAACCAAAGTCAGTATTTAAGAGAGATTTAGTATTAAGTACTGTTCTAGAGAACTCATCAAATACTAACTTTCCTTGTTCATTATTAGCATAAGCTATCTTAGCTATCTCTAAGAGATGTTCTAAGACTTTCTCTTTAACCATAGAGTGCTCATGAAAGTATATCTCAGTTAAGGCATTACTCTGTACTACAGATCTTTCTACACCTCCTACTGTCTCAGAACTATTAATCTGTCCCTTTCTCTGTCTGGAGATACCAGTAATATTCTCTACTGCTTCCTCTATCTTATTAAGCATTGAGAAGTAACCTTGTATAGAAGTACTTAAACTCATATCTATACCAGTAAACTGATTAAATTTAGATACAGAACTTGGATCTCCCTCTCTACCTTCTTCTGCTGAGTTTACAAATGCAATACCCAGAGTATCAAAGTAATACATCCACTGCTCTACACTCCATCCTTTAGATTTTGGTATTTGAGCAATATCCATTACAAACTTCTTACCCTTAGCTTTAGCAAATTCTAACTCCAATCTATACCATATAATGTTATATAGATATTGATAAGGTTTAATAAGATCTACAAGAGATGTTGGCTTACTATTAATGTTATTAAAGATTCTACCAATGAATGGAAGTTTACACTTATAAGGATTATCTACAGTATTAAACTGATAGGGGCTCTCATAAGCAAAGAAGATTGTTGGTCCAATTTGTACTCCAATCCATGTTCTAGGTATCCAGTTCCATTCAACTTTAATTTCTCCTTTTAAGTCTGCAGGTATCTTGAAACTCTCATCAACTGTCTTCTTTTGTTCTTGACCATTTTTATCAAGGTAAGTTGCAGTACCAATCTTCTTCTCACTTTTCCAAGTAGTAAGCTGCATAAGAATTTTGGTACCAGTATAGTTGTAATGTGGATATGTTGTTGTAATAACTTCTGGAGATTGTCCATAAGAAGCAGTAGCATTAAAGATCTCAGCAGACCTTAAGTTCTCTTTATCCTTATCTGTTAATCTATCTCCAAACCAATCTAGTATTTGTCCTCTATCTAACCACATTCTACCTACTGCCCAATCACAGTCCTCAATAAAGAGTGAGTCTTGATTCTTATCACATTCAAAGTGTATTGGGTTCCAAGGAATTAAGGTAGGTTCATTATTAAAGATACCTGCATAATATACTTCCTCTGCACAAGTAAGTGCATTCTGAAAACCTCTGACAAAGTGATTTTTAAGCTTTAAGGATTTCTCAAGATGAGTAAGAATTTTATTAGCAGTAATTTCTGCATTATTAGTATAAGAGTTTGTAAAGTAATTTTCTACTTCTTGTGGTGTCTCTGCCTCAGTTTTCTCTCCAAGAGCATTCTTAAGCATAGCCATATAAGAGTATTCTAGTGCTTCCTTCTTCTCATCAAGGTATTGATTATAACCCTCTCCTCCAGTAGAAACCACTTTGTATGTAAAAGGTCTTTTAAGTTCCTCACCAACAAGCTGTAAAACTGAGCTACGCACAATATTATAATCTTGAAAGTTAGCAGGAAGGTTACCAATACTATCATGTATATCAACACCATAAGGCTTAGTAACATAACTAAAATCTTCAATATTAACAATTGAATTAAAGAGGTCATAATTAATTTGTTTAGCTTCTCTAGAAGTTCTGCTTCCTGATAGATTAGAGTAAGCTCTACCTACAAGGGCAATAATACATTTCTTTTGCCAATCTAAGCTATCTTTAGTTCCCTGAGGAACTCTCTGTTCAGGAAGAGGTGGAATCATAAGTTACTAAATAATTTGGATGAGAAGAAATCCCTACCATTCCTCTTATACGAGTCTTTAAAAGCAGGTTGTATTTTAGTTAGTTCTACACTTCTAATAAGTGCTAGAGAGAAGGATATAAATCTATCAAAGTTACCTCTACTATTATAAGTGATAAGTTCTTGTAGTAAGCCTATACTCTTAATCTTATAAACATTACTCTTACCATCTTCATACTCCTCTCTTAACCAGTTATTTACATAAGTGATAAGTTCATTTTTAACAGAGGAATATGAATTGCCGACAACTCTGATACCATAGGTATTTGTGTGTTGGTTAGAAGCAGCTTTGACCACACTTGGAGTTCTGGATAATAAATGCAACTTATGTTTATTCTCACAGTGAGTTTTGAAATTGTTGATGTTATTTTCATATAGACAGCTTGCATTATAGTACTCTATTAAGAGGATACATTGATCATAAAACTCTTTAAAGTTCTGTGGTCTACCTGTATACTCAGCTACTGGAAGATCATGAGTTTGCTCACCAAGAGCATATCTCTTAAAGATAAATAATGAACCAAGTGAGTCTGAGTAATTAGCCTCATCAGTAGCATATGGATCTAAGCCTCCAGTATATAAGTTGTACGAAACTCCTGGAGTAGGTTTTTCCCATATCTGTATACAACCACTCTTATCCATAGTCTTATCTCTATACTCTAAAGGTCTGAGAGACAAATCTGGTACAAACTCTGGATTACCATTACTATCATAAGCCATCTTACCACAGATACCTTTATACTCATCTTTAGTCATGCATAAGCCTAGCTGTCTTCTTAAGTCTTCTGTAGGAAATACATTATTAGAGATAATCTGAAAGGCCTCACTTGGTGACCAAGCATACTCAGTAGTATGTCTAAGATAATCATCAGGACTCTTTGCTTTAGCTTTTTTATTTTCTCTGAGCTTTGATAAAAGCTCTTTAGCCTTAGGTATATCAGAGTTACCACTCTTATCATAAGCCCCTTCATAGTTCTGATACATAGGGAAGAAGAATCCTGCACTCTTATCTCTTAAACCTTCCTCATCCCATACATTCTCAAAGGGCATCATATTATAATTATCAGGATTGTAGTACATCTCAGCAAAGTCAATAGTACCTGCTTCCATATCACCACCAGTATTACCAGAAACAAATCCATTTGTAATGTAAGTATGTGTTATTCCAGCATTAAGATTATAAACTTCTTTATCTCCTATAAATTCAATACTCTTAACTCTATTAGATTCAAGATTATCAAGTTTATTATTCTTTAAATAATATTGACCTTTACCATTATCTTTATTTTCTTCAAACAAACAGTTATCATAAACATACCTTGCATTTTTATTTTGTACAAAATCATCTAAGACTTTTTGTTTATGTTCACTTTTAAAAGATATATGTTTTTTAAATTCTATAACATCTTTATCTTTAGATATATACAACCTATATATATCTCCAGCTTTATATCCTGTTTTTCTATATTCTTTTACTATAGAAGATCCTACATTAAGTTTATATAATAATTGAGATACTCCTTCTAATAAATGTTTATATTTAGATGTTAATACTACTCTTAAACTATTTTTCTTAGAGTTATAGTACACACTTCCATCTGCATCAAAATATCCTCCTAAAAATTCTGAAACACTGTACACATCACATTTATGTA